CTTGATAGCCAAGATTAGAAAACGTAGGGCGGTTAAAGTCAGTAACAAAACCAGGCTTCTTGTATCTATCAAGGAACGTCTGGAATATAAGATTACGCCCCTCACGACTTTCATCAAATAAGTCAAGAGGGTTGAATTGATTTACCATTTAGTACCCCAGACCGGGAGCAAAAGTTTCAAACTGGCTTCTTGTATCATCTGAGAAGCCGGGGGCTGGAGTGCCAATCTTCCCTAAGTTGATCTGTTGTCTTGGGGCTTCTTGACCAAAGATTTTATTGTTAAGGAAGTCCCCAAACGACATTGCTGATGGTGCATCCTGAGCAAAAAATTGCTCTCTTAGATCAACATTAGGCTTGAAGAACTCTGATGCCACACCGAACTGGCTACGAGCCTTAGCCCGTGCAAGGTTTTCAAATTGCTCTGCGGATGCCCTATCAGAAGGGTTCAGGAAGCCCTGTTGCATTTCAGATAAGTTACCGAAACCCTCCCCGGTAGGATTGATACCCCTCCCCATTCTAACCGCTTGGTCAAACAAGTCAGATGCGTTCTGGTTTGCACCTTGTCCACTCAATGCTTCACGCGCTGTAAAGTCAGCAAAAGTCCCGGCTTGTCCCCTAGAAAGAGGGTTAAGGGCTTGGTCAGCAAGGAACCTTGCTTGGTTTGGTGCAAATCTATTTAATCGCGCCCTACCAGCGACACCTGAAGTTCCTGCGCCACGCCGCCCAAGTCCTGATAGGTACTGTTGAAACTGGTACGTTGGGTCATCTGGTGCAACAAGAGCGGCATTTGGACCGAAAGTATTTTCTGCGTCACCATCAGGTCCAACTGGACCAACTGGTGGGGGGGTAGTGTCTGCTTGAACTGCTCCACCAAGGGTTTTTGAAATTCCTTCAGGAGAAAAGTTATTGCTTGGGAAGGTTTGGTTAAACTGGTGAGATTGACTGCGTAGTTGTCCTATCCCATCATTCGTAGCAGGTAAAACAAAATTAACCATGTAGCCTTGCTCAAGTATTTGCATAGCTTGAGTTCTGGCCATATTAGCTGGACCTGGTACGATAATCCAAGTCCGTACTCCGTTTGGCCCTACGGCTTCAATAATCTGCTCGCGTCCGTCGTTAAATGCCATGATTTAGTTCCTATACGTTTGGCTCTAAGCCTGCTGCTTCCGCAGCGTTTCTTGGGGCTGTTGTGTTATATCCAGCGTCAGGAGAAGGAGCAGCACTCACACCCTGCGTACCGGCTTGCGCTAATAGTCGTGGGTCTGCACCAACTGTAGCAAGATTTTGTGCGTCTTGTAACCCAGCCCCATCAGGACCTTGTGGCTGTTGCGGTGTCTGCTGACCAGACATTGCTGCTGCTGGATCGACATTGACTGCTTGCTGGAACTGGAACTCTAACGCAAGAGCCTCCATTTCCTCACGGTCAATCTCTCTCTGGATATCCTGTTCAAGAAGTTGGATAACTTCTTCAGGCTCACCAGAAAGTCTTGCTGAATGCCACTGAGTAAGCAATTCGTACTTCTTGCTTGATGCACGAGTTCGCGCACCAGACATACGGCGTTTCTCAAGATCGTAGTCTTGCACCTTAGCAATCTTAGTGGCTGCGTATTGCTTAGATACGAGTGCCGTGCCAGTTGAAGGATCAACTTGAGAAGCCACTTGAGCAGCCTGCCACAAAGCAAAATCGTCTTGTGGCTGTGACTGCCTGAGTTCTACAGATAAAAGGTTATGTCCCTTGATGTCATCAGGCTTTATAACCTTGTTAAAGGGCTGGTCAGTGTGGGTCTTACCACGAACCTGAATGTCCTTATAGCGGCCTGTTTCGTACTGTTTGCCTAAGTTATCCAGAACACCTGCGATCAAAGACTCTACAGCCTTAAGGTAAGGGGCAACCACTTCGTTGTCAGCTTGGCTAAGAATCTGAAGTGCTGCACCAGAAACCGGAGATGTCAGTCTGCCAAGAGCGGGGTCAGAAAGACCAGCGTTAGATTCATCAAGTCTCAATTCCCCTTCTAGTTGACCAGCATCTGCTGTCAGTTGAGATAGAGGAAGAAGCCCAATGTCTTCATTGTTATCAGTTGATAGTCCTACTTCAGACCCAGACTTGAAAGCGTCCTGATCTAGTTCTTTAGTTCCATCACGAGATTTTATGATTAGCGTTCCCTGAATAGCTTTTGATGTAAGTGCCATTCGGTAAGAAGCTAGACGGTTTACTTGCGGTATTACGTGGCGAAGAGCAGCAAAGATACTGTCTCCAACGTCTTCAATGCCGGGAATCTCACGAGTTCCGTCAATCGTGTCCTTCAGGCTGTAGTTCATTACGCCGGGGTTATTACCGATAAGACGTATAACAACAGGGAAGTTTACCGCAAACGTATCCGTAGGCTTCTTGGCGTACTTGTTGTCGATAATAACGCTGTTCATGCGCTTGCCATTTTGCGTCCAGTAGTAATCAACCACACGGGCTAACTCATCTTCGTCATCTGCGTAACTTTGAGGTGAGTCTTCTAGGTCAAATACAAATTTGGGATACTCTTCGCGAATATCCTGTCGTGACCTTTGGGTGATAATTGCTGCCCATAAAGGCTCGCCACGGCCTTTTTCAAACACTAAGTTACGTGGATCAATAGGAACAATGTCAGGTAGTGTTTCGCCTTCTGCATCTTTTATAAGGACTGAGCGAGTGCCAATCCATCCTCCACGAACAACAGCATTCCACGCATTTTCGCCCTGTACGGTAGAGTTCATGCCGCTTGATTGCAGGCGTTCATCTGCCATTTCCAGAATACCGATACACCAACGCTCGTATGCGTTGTTCTTGTCTCTGAACTCCTCGTTGTCAGCGTCATCCATAACACGGACAATTCGCTCTGCGTAGCCCACACCATTAGAGACTTTGCGCGCCAGCACCTTTGCAAAGTTGGTGGTTATAGCGTCTTTTTGCTGAATGCCTTCTGTGGCAATAGGCACGAACGGGGTGTTCTTCCAGCCCCAGTCGTAATCGCTATCCATGAAGGCTGTTCGCTTCTCAAAGACTTGTTCTTTACGATCAATCTTATTAAGAATGCGTTCAATAGAGCGTTGGTCTTTCTTAGATGCCATTACTTATTGTTTCCCATGCGACGCAATCGTTCTTCTCTTGTAATCACATTGATTTTCTTAGCTTGATTGTAGGCTTCTTTACGCATTTGCCACGCTAACCCGACAGCCATTGGGTAGTCATCGTGAGTCCCAACCATGCCCTCAATCCGTCCATCTTTGTCAGGGTTCCTGATTACTGAGGAAAACTGATTTAGTCCAGGCTTGCTTGGAACAATAATCAACCTATCACGAACAGCTTCAATCAATTCGCCCCACAGGACGGTTCTTGTTCTAGCATCTGTACGCCAACCGTACTTACCAGATGGCTTACCTTGAGCGTTTCTTCGTTCGTACATGCGAGGATATTTGAGTGACTCTGCTTTTTTCAGTGTCAACTCGCCCCAGTCGTTATCTTCAATAGCCCAAATCGGATACTTGTAATCTTCTAATAGATTGACAGATTCCATCGCAAAATGTTCAGGCGCAATGGTATTTGAGTAGATATCAGCAACAACGTATCCGGTTTCAACGTCAATAATAGCAGTAACAGAATAATCTGCGCCAGTTCCGTGGGCTGTGTCACTGCCTGCGGCGTACCGTTTGCCGACTACGTGCTTCTGGTAGATATTCGCCACACCGTTTCGCGTTTCGATTGGCAATTTGGTGTCGATTTCCATTGATTCGATAGCGTCAACATCAAATGCTGCCATCACTCTTGATGGGCGTAATGCTTCTTCTGCTGTTTCTGGGTGTTCTTGCTCCATATAGAGTTCAGGAGACATACCGTCAGTAACAGGTGCTTCTCTTTGCACACGGTCGTACCATGTTTGGTCACGATCTGGCCTAGACTTCCACCCACTGAAGATGCTCTTGAATCCATTTTCAGGAGCGCGCCGGTGAATCTCTTTGAACAGAGTGCCAGCCTTCTTTTTATTGACTGTGGAACACTGAATGAGTTGCCCCCCTTGGTCAATCGTTGGCTTGATTGCGGCGTAGTTGAGATCAAGATTATCGTGGAAATCAGCCTCATCTTGAATAACAAGGGTTGCAGTTTGCCCACGACCAGCCTTTTCCGTGGAAGGAAGGGCAGTGATCTGTGCTTTCATGGCGGGGAATTCCATTGTGGTGTCGTTATCTCTACCAAGCCCTACTTTTAAGTGCTGAGGGAGATTATCGTGAACGATTCTTGCTTTATTCAAGAACGCCACAGACTCAAGCTGCCCCTGAGAGAACGCTAGGACGTTTGCGCCCTCTTTATACATGGCGGTCCAGAGGGCATAAGACGCAAGTATCCACGAAAAGCCCAATTGTCTAGATTTGAGGACGTTTATGAGTCGCTCCTTATCAAGTTCCTTGCAAAACTCGATCAGGTAGCCCCATTTTTCAAACTTGATGATGCCACCACGGGACGTTGCGGTTGGTGGTTCGAGAATTTTCACAAACTCCAAGAAGTCTTCAAACGACCTGGAGGCTAAAGCGAGTTCTATGTCCTGAATAGTGACTGTTTTAGTTGTCATGTGGCTTTATTCCTCGCTGTTTTCGCTTTTTCGGGCTTATCGGTGCAATATTTGCAGGTATCAGTATCTTCTACTGCTGCGTAGATGCAGCCGTTCTTGCACGTAGCAAACCTCGTAGCTTTCAGGTTCGGATAAAAGTGCATAGGACCGTCAAGACTCCTCAATTCAGCACCTCTACGTCATTCTTTGCTGCGTTTTTTGCTGAAAGTTCTTGATGACTGGCGCGGAGTTGGTCAAGCGAGAACTCTTGAAGTTCTGTTACATCGTGAGTTGTGTAGGTTTCCACCTGATCCACGAACATTCGGAGTGATTTGCCTAGAAGTTCGAGTGCCCTGATCTTATCGCTGTCTTTTTCTGCGTCTTCGGCCAAGTCGTATAACCCTTTAAGGACGTACATGCGGTCGATCTTGTCTTCTGCGTCCTTAAGAGCCTCTAACCGGAGTATCTCATTAACAACAATCGGACTCTTCATGAGGCGAGAACCAGAAACGTCCGCTCCATTTGGAGAGTATCCCGCTGCAATCGCTGCCGTACTTTGCTTGCCAGTCCTCACATATTCACGAGCAAATAACTTGCGTCGCATCTCGTGATGATCTGCCGCAACCGATTTTTTAGCCAAAATTACTCTTCCTATCCTACTTTTTCTTATTGACACAACAATACCACAAGGCTTACGGTAACCCTCGAAGACATGAAGGTAGTCAGTGTGTATTTGTTACCCGTTGGGAAGCAGTCATATCACTGACACCAGATATGTCTTCAACTGCCACCAACGGGTATTTTTTTACCCAAGGCAGTAACAAGGCGATTGGTTGCCTAACAAAACCAGTGGGGCTTCAGCCGAGCATGGACTATACGCCATACGTCTGAAATCAACATAGTCGGGAATTATCAAAGCAATTCCAACAAAGCAGCAGGTATCCTGGTCTAGCGACGCAGAACCTCT